CACGGTGGGCGAGCCCGAGCGAGAGCTTCCCGAAGGGACGTACATCGCCCGGATCTGGCAGCAGCACCCGCGCTGGTCCGGCGAGCCGACCTCGTCGATGATCGCCTTGAACGAACCGTGCGACGAGTTGCTCACCCTCCAGCGGATGATTCGCTCGATCGCCCGGTCTCGGATGAACGCTGGTGTGTTGTTCGTCCCGGACGGGTTGTCGGTGGCCGGCGCTTCGGTGACCGACGACAAGGAGGTCGCCGAGGACGAGACTCTCCAGTTCCTCAACGAGCTGTTCGACGCCATGACGACGCCGATCACCAACGAGGCCGCCGGGACCGGGGTCGTTCCGATGGTGGTCACCGGGGCGGAGGAACTCGGCGAGAAGATCAAGCACATCCTGTTCGAACGGAAGTCCGACCAGTTCCTGGTCGAGCGCGCGGACAAAGCGTTGGAGCGCGTGCTCAACGGCATCGACATCCCGAAGGAACTGGTCTCGGGACTCGACAACGTCCGGTACTCCAACGCCGGGGTGATCGACGAGAATCTCTACAAGATCCACATCGAACCGTCGGCGATCATGCTTGTCGATGCGATCACCTCGGTCTACATCCGGCCGGGAGTCGCGGCGAAGTTCCCGGACCTGGATCCGGGGATCATGGCCAGGATCGTGGCCTGGTACGACCCCACCGACGTCGTCATCCGGGTCGACCCGGCCGAGGCGGCCACGACCGGCTACGACAAGATGCTGATCTCCGGCGACGCCTGGCGTCGGGCCAACGGGTTCTCCGACGTGCACGCACCTTCGCAACGCGAGATCGCGATGCGGATGGTCATCGACAACATGACCAAGAACCTGCCGCCGGAGGTCGCGGCCGAGATCCTTCGGCAGGTGCTACCGACCCTGTTTGGGGAGAACACTGCATCGCTGTTGAAGCCGGACGATTCCGCGACGGAGAAGCGACGCGGTCCCGACGATGCGATTACAACTGAGCCAGAGGCTGCTACCGTCGATTCCACCGATGCGCAGTTGACTCCTGAGGGGTAGTCCCGTGTTGGGAGACGTGATCCCGGTCATCGCGACAGCCGATGACCTCCCTGCTGCCATCGAGGCCGCTGCTGACAACCCCGAGTGCGCCTGGTACGTCGCCAAGCGGGCCGTGGCGCTGCGGGCCTCGGAACTGCTTCCCGAGGGTGAGCCCTGGGAGCCTCTGGTGGCCGCCTACGGAGGCGACTTCTCCGCCGAGCAGCGACGTAAGGCCGTGGCCAAGGGCCAGGCGTACAAGTCCGACACATCGGCTGGCGCGTTCCCAATCAAGGACAAGGCTGACCTGCGCCGCGCGATCCAGGCGTTCGGCCGGGCCAAGGACAAGGTGAAGGCCAAGGCGCACATCATCCGGAGGGCTCGCTCCCTCGGAGCGGTCTCGATGCTGCCCGATGCGTGGGGGATCACGGCGGCAATCGAGTCCAGCGAGGCGCACGACATGAGTGCGGAGATGCTCCGACTCCGGATGGACGCCCTTCGTGCCCTCTGACGTCGTTGTCACCTCGTCGAGTCCTGCCCGCACCTATCCGATCCCTCGGGAGGTCGTCGAGCAGGCTCTTCAGGGTGTGCGGTGGGCGAGGGCCTACGGAACCGACGTCCCCGAGGTCCACCAGTACTCGGCCGCCCTGCTGGCGGCTGGGGGGCCAGTCGACGTCGTCGAGCTGAACCGGCTCAACCGGATGTTTGCGGCTGCCTCCGCTCTCGGTACGGGCTGGCAGCCCGGCGACGACGGCTACCCGTGTCGGGAGCTGATCCTGTCCTCGCTGGCCGGCGGCGAGCAGGCTCGCGAGTGGACCGAGCGGGTCTTGTCCGGGATCGAGGAGGAGCAGCGGCGCTCGCACGCCGGTCTGCTGTCCACCATCGGTTATGACCATGATCATCGTTATGTCGGAATATGCGCATCCGGTGATCCGGACATCGTCACCGACATCGCTCGGACCAAGGACGGGGCCTGGGAGATCTGGCACCCGAGGGACGGTTGGGAATCGGCCGACTTCGAGCAGATTTCCACCTTGCACGCGGTCGAGCCCGACACAGAGATGCTGGCCGAGATTGTCGCAGCGATTTCCGCTGGCGACAGGCTGCTGCTGTCCTACGCCGATCCGGTGGCGTTCCTGCCGGCGGTCCTGGCCACTACCGGGATGCCCACCGAGGTCGAAGGTGCGGCCACCTACGCATTGGTCGACGAGATCGACTCCACTGCGGTGCTCGATGTACTGCGGATCTCTGGCGAGTCGGTGTCGGTCAGGGCCGGCGGGCAGTGGGTCGACGAAGGCACGACAAGTACTTGGCTTCGCAAAGACTTTCCGGACACGCTCGTGGAAATGGACGAGGATACCGCCCGGAATGTCCTGGCTCAGGTGGATTCGATCCATGAGCCGACCTTCCAGTCTTCGGACATTCCGGACACTATCGAGGACTCAGACCCTCAACCCGCACATGAGGTCCTGGACCTGGTCGCCTCGATCGACACCGTGTTCGCCGACGTCATCGAGTCGATCGGCAGTGAGGACTCGGACCGGGACCGGGAGCACGACCGGACCCTGCTCGCGTCGGTGGAGAGAATCCACGAGCTGACCACATTGTGGGCCCGTCGGGACCTCTACCGCAGCTCGGTCAACGGTCACGTCCGGTTGGACCTGGACGACCTGCCGTTCGTGGCTGCCGGACCGGCGCTCGGTGGCGCCGACCGTAACCGTGGTGGAGCCGAACGGCTTCGCCGGTACTGGACCAGGGGCAAGGGCGCGCTGAAGATCCGGTGGGGCACCAAGGGCGACTGGCGCCGTTGCTACCGGCAGCTCTTCAAGTACATGGGGCCGCGCGCCGCCGGCTACTGCCAGCTTCGTCACGGGGAGCGGACCGGCCTGTTCACCGGGGACAAGCTGCACCGGGCCGGAGTCAACGCTGTGCGTGCTTCGGTGAACATCTCTCCGGAGTACCGGGACAAGCTCGTCGAGATCTACGGGGAGTCCGTCATCGCCTCCGCCAACGCCGAAGCTGCCACCGGCATCATGGTCGCGCTCTATCCGGATCCCAACTTGGCCGACGCGCTCGCGCTCGACGGCGGTGAGGCTGCGAACGGACTGCATGTGACCCTGGCTTATCTCGGACAGCTCGACGAGCAGACCGAAGGTCCCGACTCACTGATCGAACGGGTTACCGACTGGGCGAGCAGGATCGATCCGCTGGTCGGTCAGATCTCTGGGGTTGGCCGGTTCAACGCCGGGCCGGGATCGGAGCAACCCGTGGTCTATGCCTCCGTCGACATCCCCGCCTTGCCAGAGGCTCGCGAGATGCTCGTCGGAGCCATTGACGGTGGGCCGTACTTCGTCAACAAGCTCCACGGCTACACCCCGCACATGAGCCTGGCGTACGGGAACGTGGACCTGAACTCGCTCGACATCCCGACGATCGAGACGGCATTTCCCCACGTGTCAATCGTGTGGGGAGAAACCCGTCATGATGTACCGTTTGGCTCAGCAGCAGTCTGAGCAGCACTCGATTCCACCGATAGCAAGATCTCGAAGGGGTCGTCGATGCTTGCCGACGGTGTGCACGAAGAGGTCACCGAGGCGACGCAGCTCGTCACTGCTCTGACCGCAGCCGCAGGCGACGACACGCTGCTCTCTCCTCCCAAGGAATGGTTCTCCAACCCCGGGCTCGATCGAGTGACACCGATCACGGTGACTTCCGACGGGCGGATCTTCGGCCACATCGCCCCCTGGGACGCCGAGCACACCGGTCTTCCCGGTGTCCGGCCGCCGCGCAGCCGTCACGACTACGCCTTCTTCAAGACCGGCGTGGTGGCCACGGCCGAAGGTGACGACGTCCCGGTCGGTCAGCTCACCCTCGTCGGCGGCCACGCTGCGATCCAGGACCAGAACGGCCGTCCGGTGACCGCCGGCAAAGCCGTTGCCCACTACGACAACACCTCCTCGGCCGTCGCCGACCTCAACGTCGGTGAGGACCAGTACGGCATCTGGGTCTCCGGCGGGCTGCGACCCGGCCTGACCGCTTCCCAGATCCGCGCGCTGCGCGCCTCCGCCCCCTCCGGTGACTGGCGGTTCATCAACGGCGGCCACGAGCTGGTCGCGATCTGCCAGGTCAACAGCCCTGGCTTCCCGGTGGCTCGGGCGATGGTGGCCTCCGGTCAGGTCTACGCACTGGTGGCGGCCGGCGTGTCGGCCATGTGCGAGGTCCGTCGTGAGGACGAGATCCGCGCCATGGTCGCCTCGATGGAGGACCGGATCACCGTGCTGGAGGACAAGGTCCGAGGTACTCCCACCGTGGGCGGCGTTCCAGCCATTCCAGTCAATGGCGACACGGCTCCCGCAGGCGGTATGTCCTGGCCC